CACGAATATAATGGTGGGTTACCCCCAAACGAATCGGAAAATCGATACTGGAAAAACTCTAACGCGGTGGCCAGTTTTTGTTGACCACTTCAATTCTACCTTTCGCGCCCATTCAGGTTACTGTGCCTGGTTTTTCTTGGAAGCGTGCGATTGACAAAGAGGTGCTAAGAGTTCACATCAAGACTCTCCAGCAATTGCGTGAAATTTCAGTCTCACATAGAGACATTGCTGTAATCTTAGAACACATAAACAATAATCGTGACCGCACAATTCTCGATCCATCGCATTTGGAGGACGAGATAAGTAAGACCTATAAGCTTACTAGTTTTGTGATGGGCAATTACATTGAGTTTCAGACAAAAACGGTTAGCGACAGAGCATACGGGGAAGCTAAGTTTCTGGCATTTGCAGCACTTTTGTTGTTCGTGTCAGATTGGGACCTCAACATTGCTATTGGTAAGTTTTCTAAGATTGCCAGAGTGAAGGAGGTTGATGACATGCTGGCTGGTAATTTCATTGGTCTTAATCCTTACTTCCGATACGACCTGGCTAATGCAGTGAAGAGATTGCAGGATAACTGGCCGATTGAATACCAAGAGTTGGAGCATTGGAATGTTGAGAAATCCATGCGTGACGCATATGAAAAGTGGCGTGCGACAGAGCCTGAATTCGCTCCACCCCTATTGCCAGACTTGTATATTGCCAAACATGAGAAAGAAGTCGCACAAGACGAGCAAGTCAGGCAGTGGATTAAGAACGGGGATGTTTGAGTGTAATTAGCTTAATCAATCAGTTGATAATGGCGGTCACAATTTGATTCTTTTCTATAAGAATCCGTTGATCGCCACTACTCTTCTTCCATACCTGCAATCACACCTTTAAATATCAATAGGTTAGCGTTGTTTATACCAATAAGAAAACAACTAAATAACAGATCAACGAAACGTCAACGCTTTCACCCGATTTGGTCTAAAAAATTGACGTTTTCACACATCACTGCTTATACCCGTAACTCTACGCAGCAGACAGCGCCACAGAGTCCAATTTTCACCACAGACGACTCAACACACTACCAACAAAAACACACGCTCAAAATCGCTCCCGCTGCGTTACACAACCATATAAACAACATATTTTCAGGTATAACAAAACAACTAAATAACACATATGCCATTCCCCAAAACAACCAACCTCTTTATGGCAGGCTACCGAAAAGACCCACCTCTTCTCCCCAGGCTACTGGACAACCAACCTAACTTTCACAGGCAATCCGAAAACATTCATACGCGCGATACCCACGACACGCCATTCCCCAAACAGCGAAGAAACACCAGAATCACTGAAACCCCAACGAAGCCTGTAACCGCAAGGATTCTCTCAATCCCAAAAGACTCGAAGCATAACAATCACGGGAAACGCCATTACCCAATACACGAATAACTACAAAAGCCTTTCACACACTCCAGACAAACAACTCAAACACAATAACGAAAGGAATCGCCCACCTGCCATTACTCCATACACGGAGAAGAACAATCACCAAAACGACGAGAACACCCCATAGAAGAACCACCGCAAAACGAACGAAACCACATACACCGACAGAGAAAACAACACACCCAATTCACCAACAGAAATAGTCGCCGTATAGAACATTCTGGAAGGAGTGAGCATTAACGCCTATAGAGAGGTTGAGACAGATAAAACACAACATGTATAGCGAAGAAGCCAGGTATGTATAAGTGGGGAGGGAAGGAGGGGTGTCGCCTCCTTTTTCGTATTTATTCAACTCCTGATTTTATCCCCCCGTAACACCCCTACGGTCAGCCTTCGGTCCATACAGGGAAAAGGCTGCATCCCGCTACAGAAACGGCTGGGTTGCCTTCGGGGAACGGCTGGAGGTTTTCAGGGAAACGGTCGAGTTGCCTGTGTGGATTTCGGGAAAAGGCTCGATGCCGGTTCAGGAACGGTGGCGTACCGGTATAGCGAGAGGGAGAGTTGCGGCTACCCACCTGTAATGTGCGGGAAGAAGAGAGGCGCTCACGTAGGCGGACTTGCTTACCGCTGGATTCCCTCTGAATGCCCAGCTACAGCGTAATTGTGCCAGACAGCCAACGGGTCACAATCGATTTCAGTAGGTTTTCGGGGAGAGGATTATTCTGCCCACCAGCCACCTTCGGCCACTAAATCAGAATAATGTAAAAAGTATACTCGGTACTGAACCTGAAAACTCACTGCCAAAACCATATTCACCGGAATAAAATCCTTTTTCGCCTGTGCGTTATTGCGATAATAACACCATCAAGAAAACATGTTGTTTAAGGATTGCTTTATGTTTGCAAATATCGACATCAACCAAATCAAGAAATTAACTCAAAAAGAGTTTGATCAGTTTTATGAGTTAGAAGGTTGGTCTTCCACTCTGATCAATTCAAGATGGGTGCTGGAACTGATGACTCGTGATGACGCACCTGCTTTGATAATTTGCGACATGGGTGAAGATGCTGACTTTATGGATATGAGCGAATTTTGTGTGGACACATACAACCGCAGCCAGAAGTACTACTTCACATGCGATAGCGAAAATGACGTGATTTCTAAGGTCTATCTTCACCTCGTCCAGCATTGGGACGTTCAGGAGTTTCTTGAAGTATTCGAGTAACCCCAACCAAAGCCAGCAATGCTGGCTTAATTTCTCTATAGCCGCAGGGAAGAACCTGCATATCGCTCATGCACCTGATCAATATGCTTTGTAGCCGTTTTCTTACTGGTATTATTTACGCCATTGAGAAAACAAGTTGTTTACGGAGTTGTAATGAAAAAATCATTGGTTCTTGGTCTGGACAAAGACCAGAAGAGAAAAGAGAAGCCTGCGCTGGTTGCTCAATTAACTTTGCTGGACATCGTTGCCAATGGAACCTCTATTCGTCTGTTCCGTGAAACAGCGGTGTCTTTCGATAAAAACACCTTTACTCGTTATGTAATGAATGTTCGTCGCCAGCGTGGAAAAGGCTGGGTGGCATTTCAAAGAATGTGGCCGGAACATCAGCTCGAACTGGCTTTGATGGAAGTTAACCGCGTGGCCCAGCAAGAGATTCAGAGAGCATCAGTGATGGCAATAGCCTGATAATGTGCAAGTGGCAATTAGTCGACAGTACGACAGCCCCGCCATCCTTACGGGGCTTTTTTGTATTGTAAGTACATACTTACGATCATAGAATATAAAAATAACCAATACACTACGGAGAGTGAAATGACCGTTAAACGCGAAAAACTGACAGTTGATGTTTACTATGCCTCTGAAACCGCCGAAGGTAAGAATGTGGCAAAAATCACCGTTGTTACGTACAACACCGAAACTGGTGCCGAAGTCCAGGCCAGTACGATCGTGCGTAAAGGTGATGCCTCCGGCGGCGAGTACGCGACTCAATACCAGTCCATTCTCGATGCAACTGACCCGCTGCTGCTGAAAATCGAGAACTACTTCCGCCAGGTTGATGAAGAGGTGTTTGAAACCATGATGAATATGGTTAACACCGTATTCGCCTCCAGCCTGAATACCAACACTACCTGGATTGGTCAGTACGGCCTGCGCATTACCTCTGGCATTCCTGCCGACACCTTAATCCCTGAAAGCGTATTCGCTTAATCCTCTTTAAATGGCGCGTAAACCGCGCCATTTTATTAAGCCCGATAACAATTTGTTTTCTGCCTTATCTGATTTGTGAAAATGATTTCACTGAAGCAACTTAATAAGGAAACCATCATGGGACTTGATATCTATATCGAGACACAGCCTAAAAACGATCTGAATAACGAGGCATCCAGAAAGCAGGTTGCTTACTTCCGTAAGTTCAATGCGCTCGTTGGGTGGATGGAGCGCAACGTAGGTGAAGTCGAAAATTGTGAGCTTTTAGAATTAACGATGAATGACATTTGTTTTCTGAAGGCTCATTTGATGCACATAAACGAAAGTAATTGCGAAGAGTACTTGCCTACCCGGGAAGGTTTTTTCTTCGGCAGTCAGGAGTACGATGAAGGTTACTGGCATGATGTGGGGCAGTTGAAAGAGCTTGTGGAAGATCTGATTAAGAACCACGACTTTCACAATAACAGACTGACCTTCTGCGCCTGGTGGTAAATATGGGCGATTTCAAGAAACGCCTGAAGGAAAGAGCCGAGATGGTCAGAAAGCAAAACGCCTCTTCTGTCATCAGATACGCAAGGCAGTTTAGTCGCAACAACAAATCAGTTGAGGAAAAGATCCTTAGCGTAATCGTGCGATAATTATTAAGGCCATCAGCATTGGTGGCCTTAAATGACCATCTTGTTTCCCGCAGGCTAAAAACACCAACCTCTTACCTCCAGGCAACCGACAAACCCACCTGTTCCCGTCCGGCTACCGCAACTTTCCACTTTGACGCCTTATTCGTACAACGATAATTAACACCAACAAGAAAACAATTTGTTATTTACGATAAGGAATTAATCATGAATTTTATCGCTACTGTAAACGCACCCGCACATGGCAATATCGCTGTAACGTTCTCTGACATTGAAAAACGAGTACTTGGTGCATGGCGCGACAATGAGACGGTAGAACTGTCAGCACAAGAAAAATGCATTATTGCACGCGACATCATTGGCAATCGTCGTTACTCGCGGGTATTTGAGAAAGCGTATGTGGTAAATTCTGGATTCGGAACGTTCGTCTTTCCGGTGCGCTCCGGGCGATTCTGCCAGTCCAAGCTGATTGAGTTCGCTACGCAGATTTCTGTCTGGATTAAAACTCAATCGTCGTTCAAATTTTCCGACGATGAAGCAGTATCGCAGGGGATGCGGATCGCCAACAATGCAATTAAATGCAAAAACATTACGTATACCGCTGGCGTTGATACATGGAAACTGTTTTGCGCTAACTTTATGCTGAATGTATACGCAAGCAACCGCATCCACATCCTTGATGGCGTGTAACTGAGAAGAGGGCCAGAAACGGCCCTTTCTCTATAGCCACCAGCTGCCGCAGGGAAATTTTCAGAAGCGGCGAGGAACGTATTCATGAGCCGACGGGGAACGGCCAGGATTTTTTCGGGAAACGGCTGCATTTGCCTTTGTGTAGAAAAAAACATCGGGAAGCTGGTGGAATCCAACCAGCGGTTGTCGGACAGGTGAGCGGGGAAAATTATGATGACTTTCGTCACCTGAGACATCCAGATTTCTTTCGTAGCATAATCACATACGTGATTAAGTGGTGTGATTATGTGAAAAATCACGCGCACATAATACGCGAGCGGATACGGAACAAAACAAAATGCCGATCCGCGCCGACAAATAAACGCGGATCATAAAGCAAGACTAAAAGCCAATGATTAACTATGCGCTATAACGCGTTTTAAGCGCGTTAATGTGTTAAGTAATGGGTATGTACTGGCAAGGATATAAAAGCGCGTCTATGGCGTTATTTTGGCGCTTATTTTTATGTTGTTGGAGTGAGTTAAAGACAATAAAAAACGCGCCATCAATGGCGCGTTATTGTGGAAGTATTGGAAACGAAAAAAGCGCCCATAGTGGGCGCTCGATTTTATTTGTGTAAACTGATTTTAAATCCCATTTCTACGAACGCTTTTAACATTAAAAATATATCAGCGTCGTTCACGTCTGCTTTTTTTCGCTCCTGGTCGCTCAATAAGTCAATTTTGCGCGTCGTTTCATCTATAAGCTCGACTACGCGCCCAGCGTAACCAGCGATCCCAGCGATGCGATTAACATAATATTCATTATGGACGTTAACGCCAGCGATAAGAACAAACATGATTAAGCTCCTTAAAAAAATTAAATAGAATTTTGAAGTTTTCCGATTAATGCGCTTAAACGTAAGTATTCACGTTTGCGCTTGCAATCTCGCTTGCTGTTAAGCAAATCAGAAAACGTAAAATTTAATTGGTCGCGTTGCGCGATTAAATCATCGATTAATTCTAGTTTATAAGCGCGATACTTTGCGCGATATTCCGCGCGGATCTTGTCATAGCTGACCATTTTTCAAAGCTCCTTTAAAGCGCCCATAGTGGGCGCTTGATTCCATTAATTACGCTTTGAAAGCATCAGCTAAATAATTGTAGAAATCATTTTTAATGAAGCGATATTGCTGAGTACCAGCTTTTGCACTCCCAGCTCCTTTGACTTTTTCAACAAGTCCAAGACGTTCGCAAAGATTGATCAACTGGTTGGCTTGAGTATAGCCAGCGTCCAATTTAATTTCACACGCTTTTTTAGCTTCATTCATTAAATCGAAAACAGCGCCATTGGTGAACGTGTCGATCTCGTCGTTAATCATATCGATTAAAGCGAATACACGAGATCCTGACATATCAGCGACGGAATAAACACATTTACCAGCTTTAATGGATTTAACCAGATAAACCAGTTTTTCCAGTGAATAACTATTAGTCATTGCATCACGGAAAAATACTTCTGGCGCTTGTTTGCTTGCTTTAATCGCATAGTAGAAAACAGAGCATAATTTTTCGTCTTCTACTGCGTTTACGACGTTGTTGATGAAGTAAGCAAGTTTAGTGGTCGCAGCTTGCATATTTGCTTTGTCTGCTTTAGTGTGCGTACCATTTTTATAATGTTCGTTATATGTTTGAGTTGCCAGATCTGCTTTTTCGCGCAGCTCGTCGGATACAATAGATGCAGCTTCAATGATGGACTTTTTAGAAATGATAATGTTAGCCATGATAATATCCTTACGAAAAATTAAAATGAATTTATTTTTTACTGTCGTTAGCCAGCTCGCTTTCGACGAGTTCAATTATCGATACGTGAAAAAAGATTGCAAGTGTTTTTTTAAATTTTTTGCAGGGGTGAAAGCCCTAGAAATAAAAGAGAGAGCGTCGAAGGTGTTCCCTAAATAAATAATCAATTCGGGCCTTTAACCTTATATATTTATACGGGGTGGCATTGAAAGAGTTTTAAATGAATGGCATGTAAAATAATAACCGGACTTAGCCGGTTATTACCCTTATAGATTTAAAATGGAAGGATTCGTTCAACCCAATCGAAGAAAACAAGTATTTTTCTGCCGTCTTCTAACTTAAGAGTGACCTGGCAAGCATCAACGCCTCTTGACACCCCTTCAATTTCACGACCGTCTGCCATGTAGACCCTTATAGATTGGTCGTTTTGATAAGCCTTGCGACATATCGCAAAAAAGTCACGGCGTGATGGCTGATTGTCAACATAGTCTGGATGTATTGTTAGCCTACCTTTGAACTCGCGAGCAATGCCATCGATTACACCTGATTCAATTGTGCTAATGCGCTCAAGTGGGAGTCTTATACGATTTTCTTTATCATATGGAAGCGGGCATAAATCTAGCTTATTGCGGGAAGGCATTGTCCCCTGAACGTACATGCAAAACACCTGACCGTCTTCAAGCGTGACTCTTACAGGAATGTTGTTCTTCCGCCAGAACATAAGTATGTTTTCAGCATGTTCGTAGTCTCGCGGCCAGACTTCAGCCGGTATGCCGTAGGTGATGTCCGATGTTCTCATTCTGATACTCTTAGAGGTGTTTTCAGCAACCCAAATTTAAATTCTTTGTTACCAACGACAAAGAAGGGAACCTCAACATAGATTTTTTTATCGACGGATTTAGAGTTCGCTGTTTTCTGTATGTCACGAACGATACGTTTTGAGGTATTTTCATCGATAAACAATACCTTTCCACTTGTATTCCCTTCAGCCTTGGCGTAAGTAACGATAGGGTCTTCATTGCCAACCCTAATGTTTACTTGGCAACCTGTTGTAGCCATTTCATCACAGTAAAGTGTGCCGTCTTGAACTTCTAAAACAATTCCAGATGGCTTCATGGCTTCGTCAGAGCTTACATTAACGTTTTCTGGTACAGCGGTCCCGTTAATTTGCAACCGTAATCTTTCTTTTCCTCCATTAAGTATTGTTTCTTCTGCGTTGTCTGAGAATCTGAACCAAACTGGCTGATTCAGACCTCGTGATTTGTATTCTACTACATCTTCGGAGGTAAACATGCTGTACGTTTTTTGCATGTCAGAGGCGAAATCTGATAATGCGTTGGCGGAAAACGCCGGGAGGCATATACAAGCAAGGAGTAACGAAAGTTTCATTTTCATATCATGATAATCCAATTATTTAACATCACACTTTCTAAGTTTTTCTATTTGTTCTAATTTTTCATGATCATCATTTAGATTTCCTTCGACTATCTCCGTTTCAAGTTTGCTGATTAGCATGTTAAGTGCGTTGTAGTTATTGCATTTTACTTTGTAGGCGTAGTATGACCTTGTCCCTGGTTTTTGTACACCCATATCATTAAAGTTAGAGCTTAAAGTATAACCTTCAAGTTCAACCCCTTTTATTGTTGGAAGAATTATATTTAATGGTTCTAATTTAAATGGGTAGATATAAATATGTGATATGAAGTACTCTTCTGAAGAGATTTTCTTCATGTCTTTTGTGATTGAAACTGAATATTTACGGTTCCGAGTGATATAAAATTTTGTGCATCTGTACAGCTCTAAGTTGAATAGATAATATTTGTCTTTAAAAAGAACATCTTTTCCATGTGATATTTTATGTCGTAAAGAGTTAATTATTTTGTTTATGGAAATACTCATCTACAGTATCCGACCTTAGTTATCAATTGAAAAGCCTACAAATATCGTTCTGCCAATCAAGAAATTTTTTCAGCCGGAGGTGTGTACTTCAAAAAATGTGATGGATGTCACATGCAGGTGCTCTCATACACCTGCATGTAGACTATTAATCATTCAATAATCTATATTTTCTTTTGATTAAATCTTCACCTTTTTTGGTGAACACAAAACCAAATTGCGATTTTTTGTTCAGCCTCAGTACTCTGTTATCCAACGCATCGGTTGATGGAATCAATGTTTGATCATCTATCCAATTAAGTAGCGTAAGAAAGTTCAGCAGCCTCAACGTTGTTGTGCGAAGCTCTTTCGATATATTTTCAATGCTGGCAATTCGTCTTTCTTTTTTCTCAGGTGGTACAGATAATTGTTCTTGAGGTTTCGTGGATAGATAATCAATTTCGTTTGCTGCATCGAATGATATGTGTGGCGTAATTTTGCTAAAAAAGCCTTTCGCTGACTCACTTGATAATAAACCAGACCTATTCATATCGTTTGTTATTCTGTACAGGAGTGGACTGTGTTTCATTTCAGGATAACGTTGATAAAAGTTAAGCAATTCAAAAGCAGCATTAGCACCAACAATAAAATCAGAAGGATCGCTGACTTTCCAGAAAGAATGATTTTTCTTAGCGCCAGTGGTGTCAACAAATGATAATTCTTTTAACCAACTCATGATGTGCTCCTTTCTAACAAGTGAGCACATCATAGAATTAGTAGATAGGGGGTAAATATAAAATGTTACGGCAACCTGCTCAGTATTTCCTCTAAATCTTTTTTTGTCATATTGGAGTTTTCATAGATGCGCATGATTTTCTCACGCGTCTTAGCGGAAACCCCAACGGCAGATGTGACTTTGTCAAATTCAGCCATAGTCATCGTCTCCAGAATGGCATTGATAACTTCAGCCTTAGACATCTTGATTTTTTTCTCTTTGAGTTTTATTTGGAATTTTCCAAGTTTTTCATTGGCCTTATCAGACAATGCCACTTGGCAATAAGTTGTTTTCTTTTCGCTCATAACTAATCTCGTTTCAGAACTCCAAAATCGAATGCGCCATCAATAGGCAATACACCTTCCGCAAAGCCAGGTGTGGTGTCGATGATGTGTTTTCGCTCATAAGAGTGAGACAACAGGTATTTGTTGCTAATGTCAATGAAATCAGTGATAAAACACACGTTTGCCTGATTCTTCTTGGCTCGTAAGCCACGACCGACACGTTGTCTCATTTCAACTTCTGCTTTCCCACCACCAGCAAGAATGACCGCACCAACGCTTGGCACATCAACACCGACATCCAGAATAGTCGAGCCTATTAAAACATCTATTTCGCCAGACGCTAAACTGTTCAGCTTTGCTTGTCTTGTCGCCTGGTTCGATTCCCCATAGATAAAGTCAACTCTAAGGCCTGACTCCTTCATCATCTCCATCAGGATTTGCCCGTGGCGTTTAAGACGAACTAGAGTCATACAATTGAGAGAATGTTGCTTATAGAGCAATGCCTCGCGCACTATGGCCTCGTTACGTCCCAAATTATACACGATCCCCAACTGATAAGCCTTTTGGTAGGCGGTGCTCATACCAACTCTAAAATTGAGGTGTTTGTTGGCAAGTTCGGCCTTGATTCTGGCCTCGTCTGGCTTGTAGGCAACTTTATGATAAAGGAAGTACGGCTTTGCCAGAATGCCTCGATCAATCAGGTACTTTTCTGTGACTTTAATTTCAATTCGCCCGGCCACCGCCATCAGACGCATGTTGGCTTCCGTCGAATCCTTCATGAACGGCGTGGCCGTAAGCGCCAGACGATAGTCTGCGTTCACACATAATCTGGCAATGTCATAGAAATTAGAACCTGAAGACTCATGCGCCTCTTCCAGAATAAGCAGAGACACACTTGAAAGGAAGCGTTTCACCAAGTCCCGACGTTTGAGGTGGTAGCTCTTCTTATCTGGAGTTGCATCGCGTGGTGGTTCTTCAAGGAAACTTGCCAGAGTTTGAACTGTAGCGACGTTGATATGTCGTGATACCTGGAACTCACCCGAGCCAATGACTCCAACCTTTTGGTCTTTTAACCACGGTTCGCCATTTTTGGCGCGGTAGTCGATGGATCTCTGGAAGTTTTCGGCCATTTGAAACATCAGAACAGAGCGGGTTGTTAAAAATAATGTCATTCGACCGATACGTGCAGCTGCTTTACAGGCAACGTTAGATTTCCCGCCACCAGTAGCGATTTGCGCAATCATCATTCCCTCTCGAACTAGTGTTTCCACAGTCTGATCCTGATACGCATAATCAGGATTGTATGGGAATGGGTTAACCGCCGGATTTGGTTTACCAAGCGCCGGGGCTTTGTCTTTGCGGATATGAACACATCTGATGCCCGCCTTGTTCAAGTTCGCCGCTACAGGCTTGGCAAAGCCAGCAGGGAACGAGTTTTTACTCCAGTTGAACATCGTGCTTGTGCCCTTCCAGTCGCCAGTCTCGACTTCGTAGCTCAACATTTGCTGCACCAGTTGCTTTACCTTGTCATCTGCGCCAGAAATAAGCGCATTTACTGCGTTAGATACAATCCGAACAGTCATAAACCTCTTTCCTTAGTGCCTTTTGTATGTTATTTGGCTATTATAATAAGTAAGTGATTACTTAGTGGATTGTAGCAATAAAATGGATGTAAAAATCACGATTTTGCAGGTTGATGTTGCCAACCTTCGCCCGAATACCTGGAACACCAATTCGGTTGGTGCGCAGAATTTTGAAAAACTGAAAGGTTCTATCGAAAAATTGGGCTTTTTTAAGCCAATTTTGGCTCGTGAACTTGAAGATGGATTTTTTGAAATCCTCGGCGGCGAACATCGCTGGCGTGCCGCTATTGAGCAAGGAATTTCAACGGTTCCGGTGCTTTCTGTGGGCAAAATTAGCGATGTCGTAGCTAAACAGATGTCACTGGTGGACAACGAGCGATACGGTGAAGACGACCAAATCGCATTGCAACGCTTCATTGAAGAAATTCAGTCAGAACTTGACTATCAACTGTCTGAAATCGCCCCGTATGACGACGAAATCTCGATGGTTTTAGCAAAAGAGGCGGCAATCGACCTTGAAGCACTGGAGGCGTTGTCTCGTGGTAGTGATGAGCCTGTCGATACCGACAAACGAGAGAAAACCGAACGTGTGGGTGCGGAACATCAGACCATGCGCTTCAAAGTAACTTTCGATGCGTCAGATCGTGTTGCAGAAACCATAAAAAACATCATCAAAGAGCAGGCTATTAACACCGGTAATGAAATGGAGAACGCTGGTGAGGCTCTGGTGTGGCTGGTCGACTACTACAAGGAGCGTATGTAATGACCAAAAAGTTTGAAATCGTATATCGCGACCCGGCAGATCTTATTCCCTATGAGATGAATGCCAAAAAGCATGATGAACAGCAGATCCGAGATCTGGCCGCAGCCATTAAAAAGCGCGGATTTGACCAGCCAATTACGGTCGATAAGAACGACGTAATTATTACTGGCCACGGCCGCCGTGAGGCTGCAATTTTTGCTGGACTTGAGCGCGTACCGGTTATTGTTCGCGATGATCTCAGTGATGACGAGGTTCGTGCGAAGCGCCTTGAAGATAACCGACTTGCCAGCATTGATTACGATGCAATTAAGCTACAGAAAGAGCTTGAGTCGCTTGTTCTGGACGATATCGAGGTTTTCGGCTTTGAAGAGCGTGAGTTGAATGTTCTCGTTGGCAGTATGACAGAAGAAATGGACACCGACTCGCTAGTTATCGATCTTGGCGAAGAAACTAAACGACAGAAGGATGAACACACCGAGATCAGTCGTGAAGTTGCAGCGGAAGAAGTACGTGTTGTCGACGTATTGGGCTTTAAAACGCTCCCTGCTGGCTCTGCCATTGTTGTTGGTGATTTGCTTGCCCACATGGAAGAAATGACGGGAGAAAGCGGGGTAGACGCATTTGTGGCATATGCGGAGAAGATCTCTTCTGGGGAGATGGCTGCATGAGCAAATACATCATCAACGTATCGTTTCAGACACGCGTAAATAAAACCACGCGCACGTTGGAAATCGCTGAGTCGTTCGGGCTTGGCCTGGACGAAAAAGAGTGGACGCTTTACGACAATCTGGAGCTGGAAGTGAAGCAGGGCGATGTGGTGTATATCACCGGCCAATCCGGTTCCGGCAAATCCGTTGTGCTGCGCGAGTTGCAACGACAGATGAAGGATGAAGGGCTGTCTGTAGCCTCCATCGATGATTTTACCTTCGATAATGAGGTTAACGTCATCGATCAGTTGGGCAAAACGACCAGCGATGCGCTTGGGTTGTTATCTATGGCTGGTCTGAACGATGCATATCTGTTTGTTCGCAAGCCTTCTGAAATGTCAGACGGTCAGAAATATCGTCTCAAGATTGCCAAACTGATTGAGTCAGGCGCTAAAGTGTGGGCTGCTGACGAGTTCGGTGCTGTTCTAGACCGTGTAACCGCTCAGGTTGTGGCATCTAACCTCCAGCGTGCCGCTCGAAAGGTTGGTGCGACGGTAATGGTGGCGACGACTCACGAAGACCTGAAGAACGCGCTGCGCCCGGATATGCAGATCACCAAGCACTACAAAGAACGCGTGAAGGTGGAATATCACAATGGTAGTCATGATGAGGTCCATTCATGACGGACATCATCATCAAACGCTACCGCCCTGAAGAGTTTCCGCGTCATCTGGACTTTCTGGAGCGAATGACTGTCACAAAGGGAACTGTAGAGGACTGGCACGCTCTTAAGTCGCTTCACTACAAAACAGACGGCAAACCTTTCGCGCCAACATACTATCGCTGCGAACTGGATGACCGTCTGGTGGGCGTCGTGGTTATGGCTTACCCGAAACTACTGTTGGCACCTCGCCACCGCATGTTTCCTAAGTTGAAACCAACCACTAATACCACCGTGGCTAACCAGTACTGGGGTCGGTACGTGAATAACAACTTTGCGGTGATCAGTCGCTCAGTTGTGGATACTCAGTATCGTGGCGTAGGCGTCTCTTATCGAATGATTAACCTGGTTAGCAGGATGCATGACCGGCCAATCATTGAGATCCAGTCCTCGATGAGCAAATACAATCCCTTCGCCATGAAAGCAGGGTTTAAGTTCATCCGCCCTGAGCGACCGAAGAGCTATGAAAGTGCACTGCGTGTGTTCCAGCGCCATTTCCGCTCCGACCCGGGTGATAACGAGGCGATCGTCAAAGAGTTGTTCGCTATGAGCGAGTCTCGTCGTCGCCGTGCGCTGCGCGATTTGGTGGCGGACTACCATAAGAACAGTTCCCTGGCAAAAGCTGGGCGGAATCGTGGCACGACGATTCAGGACATTGCCGACAGTCTGGTGGACGAGGCCAGCATTGTGAAGCTGCTCAAGGACATTCACAACCTGAGCTTTACGTCTCCGTTGTATGGTGTGTACCGAAACCCTGACTTTGGCCGTCGACTGCCTGACACGCTGCCACTGCTGGCATTCGACAAACAACCTTTGGATAAACCGTTAGAAATTGCTTTACCGGCATAAGGATTTGCCATGACGTTAACCGATAAACAAAAGGACATCATCAAAACGCTCAATCTCGGTTATGAGCGAGGTCATCTACTTGACCTGGACGAATTGCTTGAAGTTTTGCCGTACAAGACAACCAAGCAAAGTATCCAGTTCTCAATTCGCGCTCTGATAAAAAAGGGGCTGGTGGAGAAAGGGCATACGCGCCAACGCAGTGACAATCGCTATCACCGCCGAACTCTTGGGTTAACCACTTTAGGTCGAGCCAAAGCGAAGTTACTGGTGATGTAATCGGTCTGGGAGCTTATTTAAAGACCTGCATCTGTATATATAAATAATAAGTAACTTATTAAATATATACGGAAGCAGGCTTCGTAAGACATGCCAGACCTAATTAAACACCCCAGAAAACAAGTTGGTTAGCAGATGCAGTAAACAAGTTGTTTTAGAGCGCATGGACGCGCTCTGTGTGTTTTAGAGGGATCTATGACGGTCGAAAAAGACGAGGTAAAAACTCGCCTGACACCAGCGGAGTGGGCCGAAGCTGAAGCCAAATGGACGTCAGGCGAATATACACTCTCAAAGCTTGAGGAAGAGTACGGCATTCGTCGTGAAACACTCTCCAGACATTTCAAAAAGCGAGGATTAGAGAAAGGCGCGGACTCTGTTGGGAAGATGGTTCGTGAGTCTCTTAAATCTGACGCAGAGCTTCGCGCTAAAGCCCGTGCGGAAAAGATAGAAGAACGTCGTACACGTTATGACGGCTGGGCGTATGCGTTGGGGCAGATGGTGATGGTCGAAGTCACTACGGCCAAACGTGAGGGTAAGCCTTTAGGGGCGATTGAGGATTCTCTCAAGAGCTTACAGAGAGCCAGTAATACCCTTGCAAAATGCTTTGAAGTTTCGTCCAAAGCATTGGGCATGGATCATGCGGAAAATGACGAGGAAGAAATTCCGAACCTGGTATTTGGTGAGCTTACGCCTTCCCAGGTGGCGAAATTACGTCAGGAAGACGACGAGCCTGAAATCATCGATGACGAATTGCTTGAGACGTTGGAAGAAGAAGCTCTAAGCGAATTTGATGCGACAGATGATGGAAGTGAAGGGGAGGACGAATAATGGCAATCCCGTCCTCGCTCAGTCTTGTGCAACTGCATTCTGGACAGATGAAAGTCTTCCAGTCTCCGCATCGATTTAAAGTTGTTTGTGCTGGTCGACGCTGGGGAAAATCCCGGTTGTCGATCTCCACTATTATTCGTGCGGCGGCAAAGGAAAAAAAGCAAAGGGTCTGGTATGTCGCTCCTACTTACCAGATGGCTCGCCAGATTTTGTGGGACGATCTACAGGAAGTTCTGCCTCGTAAGTGGGTTAGGAAAAAGAACGACACCACGATGACAATCGTGTTGAAGAACGGTTCGGAGATCGCCCTCAAAGGTGCTGATAAGCCTGACACTCTGCGCGGCGTAGCGTTGCATTTTGTAGTGCTTGATGAATTTCAGGATATGAAGGCTGACACCTGGTACAAGGTGTTACGACCTACTCTTTCATCGACACGCGGCGGTGCACTGATCATTGGTACGCCAAAAGGCTTCTCGGAATTTCACAAACTGTGGACTATAGGCCAGAACGTAGAGCTGCAAAGAAAGGGACAGTGGAAGAGCTGGCAGTTTGTAACTGCCGATTCTCCGTTTGTACCTACGGCGGAAATTGAAGCTGCTAAGAACGATATGGACCCCAAATCGTTCGCTCAGGAGTACCTGGCCAGCTTTGAGAACATGTCCGGGCGCGTTTACTACCCGTTCGATCGTAACGTGCATGTAAAACCGCTTCAGTTCAACCCTCGGTTGCCTATATGGGTAGGGCAGGACTTCAACATTGACCCGATGTCTTCAGTAATTTTGCAACCTCAGCCAAATGGTGAGCTATGGGCAATTGATGAATTGGTGCTCTTTTCCTCTAACACGGCAGAAGTTTGTGATGAGCTTGAGAGACGCTTCTGGCGCTGGAAATCACAGGTAACGGTATTTCCAGATCCGGCAGGTGCTTATCGCCAACATGCTCGTGGGGAGTCTGACGTAGACATATTCAAAGAGAAGGGATTCTTACGTGTCGATTATTCGAAAAAGCACCCGCCAATTGCGGATCGTGTTAATGCTGTTAACCGAATGCTGATGTCCGCATCTGGAGATATCCGGCTGTATATCGATCCGAAGTGCAAGCATTTGATTGATTCACTGGAAAAAGTCATCTACAAGCCTGGAACACGAGATATGGATAAGACGGGTGGCATTGAGCATAGTGCAGACGCATTGGGCTATCCAGTACATCGTAGGTATCCAGTCAAAAACCGTGTTATTCTTGGTGGTTCTAGATAGGTAAGTAATTATCTAAGGTTATTCAAATGGAATTGAACGACAAACAAATTAAGGATCTGGTGGCGCGACGCCACCCGGAATACGAAAAGAAAAAAGAACATTGGGACTTCCTCGCCAGCACTTACGCTGGCGGGCGTGGTTGGTTTACAGACAATATCTTTCGTTACTTTAAAGAGGGAGATCAGGAGTTTAAGGAGCGAGTTGAACGTGCTTATCGCTTCAACCACACTCGTGAGGTGGTAAACCTCATCAACAAATATCTCTTTAAAGAAGACATTCATAGAAATATCGAAGAGGCACCAGAGCAGATCCGCAATTTCTGGAAACGTGCGACTCGCCAGAATGCCTCTATTGACTCATTTATGGCCGCTATTGATTTGCAGTCGTCTATTTACGGTCGCATATGGGTTGTTGTCGATAGCACGATGAGTGGTGATGTTGAGTCAGTAGCTGACGAGAAAAAGAAAGATGCTCGCGCCTACGCCTACTGGATTTCACCTCAGCAAATGCTGGATGTGGCATGGGACGACGACGGGAATATGTTGTGGGCGTTAATTGTGGAAGTCGCTCGTGATGACGCAGATCCTTTTACTTCTACAGGTCAGGAATACCAACGTTATCGTCTGTGGACACAAAACGAGTGGTATCTGTTCCGTGAGGAAGTGAAGAAGGGCGCTGGTGGAGCAGGTCGCCGTCAGGCAAAAGTTATTTTAGAGGATAGCGGTGAGCATAATCTCGGCGTAGTTCCTGTGTTTCCTGTTGATTGTATTGGAGAAAGTGAATCACCGTATTTCAGCCCATCGTTGATCGATGATATCGCTTATCTTGATCGTGCGGTTGCAAACTATCTGTCAAACCTTGATGCCATTATTCAGGATCAGACATTTAGCCAGTTGGCTATACCGGTACAGTCGCTTTTACCTGGTGATGAAAACCACACTAAAGTGCTTGAAATGGGCACAAAGCGAGTCTTCACCTACGATTCTGAAGGTGGAAACCAGCCGTTTTATCTGTCACCAGACCCGAAACAAGCTCAGATGATCATCACTACGATTAAGACGGTGATTAACGAAATCTACCATTCAGTTGGTGTAGCTGGTGAGCGAACGAAGCAGGACAACGCACAGGGAATCGATAATTCATCTGGTGCCGCAAAAATGTATGACTTCCAGCGTGTAAATAGCTTGCTTGTCACAAAAGCAGAGCGTCTGGAAAGGGCTGAACGCCAAATCATGCTACTGGTTGCGAAATGGATGGGGGTAGATCTGGACGAAGACCACTCTTTAATTGCGTATCCAGAAAGTTTCGATATTCGTGGCCTTACTGATGAATTTTCTGTTGCCGAGAAACTGTCATTACTTCAGGCACCGGACTCTGTACGTCGTCACCAGATGGAAATGCTTATTGAGAAGATTTTCCCGAACATTACTGAGGCGATGAAAAAGGAATTTGATAAAGATCTCTTGAATTTTCCTCCAAAAAATGATCTAAACACCCTTGAAAATAAGTCGGTACTTACTTATGATCGTGGTGCAGCCCAAGAAAGCGGGCAAGATCAACCCCGAGGGAATGGGGACTCATCTACTCAAGAGAACGAGTGATAAGTAACAAAAGGAATTTTTATGAATCTGTGGCAAATGCTTTTGGCCCGTCGTGGTCTGATGGATGTCGCTGAAGCGCATGAGCGTGGAGGCGCTGGCGGTGTAGCTGCTGATAATGAGCAGAGTACACAAGATCCTGACAAACAGGGTGAACAAAAAGAGCAGCCGAAGGGCGATGACGAATACGCTGGCATGACTCAGGAAGAGTTACTGGCCGAACTTCGTAAAACCAAGAAAGCTGGTGCTGAACTGCTGAAGGAGAACATGAAGCGCAAAGAGAAAGAGCGCACATTGGCCGATCAGCTTGCTCAGTACGGTGATATCGATCCGGCTCGTGCTCGCCAGCTTTTAGAAGCTGAACAGGCCGCAGAAAACGCACGTCGTGAGGCGGAGCAAGCTGAACTGGAGCGTCGTGGTGAGTTCGATGCTGTTAAAAAACAGATGATCGAAGCACACCAGGCAGAGCTGGCACAGCGTGACGAACGTTATGCAGCACTGGAAAGTGAAAACGCATCACTGAAATCTCAATTAGTCGAGATGACCGTGGGCGCTTCCTTCAGTAACTCTCTCTTCCTACGTGACAAAGTTCTGATGACCCCGGCAAAAGCCCGCGTGATCTACGGTTCTCATTTTGAAGTGGGTGAAGACGGTAGCGTAGTGGGTTATGACAAACCGGCAGGTCACAAAGAACGAGCTGTTCTGGTTGACGGTGAAGGTAAGCCGTTGCCGTTTGAATCCGCGATTGAACGCATTGTGCGGGCAGATCCGGAAGCTGACGCATTGATGCGTAGCGAAGCCAAGCAGGGTGTAGGCTCACATTCCAAATCGACCTACACAATATCCCAACCGAAGAACAAGTCGACTATGGATAAGTTGGCCTCCGGTCTGGGGAAAATTGGACTTAAGTAACATCTAAATCAAAGGGAATTGATAGATGCCATTACTGCGTGAAGAAGCTGAAAAGCTGTCTAACAACGAACTTGAACAGGGTGTGATCGAAACTATCATCGATCGCGATGACCTGTTTGCCATCCTGCCTTTTATGAAAATTAATTCAAAGGCATATCTGTACAACCGTGAAAAAACGCTGAGTGAAGCTACCTTCATCGACGTTAACGACACCATCCCTGAAGGTGCAGCAACCTTCGAAGAATGCGTTGCGAAACTGCGTATTCTGGCTGGTGACGTAGACGTTGATAAATTCCTGGCGACCACTATGGCCGACACCAACAACCAGTTGGCTATTCAGGTTCGTCAGAAAGTTAAAGGTCTGGCTCGTGCGTTCCGTCGCAACCTGATTTTGGGTGACTCCAGCTCCAACAACAAGGCGTTTGACGGCATTCCACGCCTGATGCACGCAGATCAGAAGATCGATATCGCCGGTGCATCTATGACTTTCTCTATGTTCGACGAACTGGTCGATGCGGTGAAAGATCTTGGTGCTGACTGCATCATGATGCGTTCAGAGCACCTGCGTGCTTACCGTGCGCTGCTGCGTACAGTAAATGTAGGTCCGTCTGAAATCATGATGGAGAACTTCGGTCGTCCGATGCTGTGTCATAACGGCGTTCCGTTCATCATCAACGACTTCATCCCGACCGATTCTGGCAAAGCAAGCATCTACTGCCTGCATCTGTCAGAAGAGAACGGCGTTACTGGTCTGTATGGCGGCGACAACGCAGGTATCGTTGTTGAAAACATTGGTACTGTACAGAACAAAGACGCAGTACGTACCCGTGTGAAGTGGTACTGCTCTCTGGCGAATAAGCACGATAAGGCTATCGCTGCACTGACCAATGTAAAAATTTAATCAGTGAAGTAGATAAGTAATTATCTATGTTAAAGGGTGGGCTATACGCCCACCCTTTTTGTAGGAGCGAGAAATGCCAGAACAAAAGATGAAGATTACGGAAGAGGCATTTTCGGATTTTACGGGGCATATGTGCCGTGCCGGATTTACCAATTCTATCTCCGATGAACCTTTAACCGAGCGGCAACAAAGTCAGCTATCTGCTTGTTTGCAGGCGGTTCCCCTCTCCCAATCCGTAAACATAACCCCGGCTTCACCGTCAGTTTTGGTTGGGAAAACTGTTCAACTTAGTGCAGGTATTAGTATGGGTAAGAGTGCCAGTTCATTCACCTGGAAGTCAGCAAATGACCAAATTGCAACCGTTAATGGCACTGGATTAGTAACTGGCGTAGCACCAGGCAAAGTAAAAATTACTGCAACTGATCAGGAAACCCAGCTTTCCGCGTCAGTGGAAGTCACCGTAAATCCGGTAGCCGTTCAATCCGTAACGGTAACGCCAGACTCAACCTCTGTTGAGAAAGGGAAATCAGTCAGTCTGAAAGCGAATGTTCAGCCGTCAAATTGAAGTGGTCAACAAAAACTGGCCACCGCGTTAGAGTTTTTCCAGTATCGATTTTCCGATTCGTTTGGGGGTAACCCACCATTATATTCGTGCGGTCTTAGTGCGCTGTAATATCCAACGATATAGTCCGTTATGGCGTGAGCTGCCTCGCTGAAGCTTACGTAACCCACCACCGGCATCCATTCGTTCTTCAGACTCCTGAAGAAGCGTTCCATTGGGCTGTTATCCCAGCAGTTTCCGCGCCGGCTCATACTCTGCGTGATCTGGTATCGCCACAATAACTGCCGGAACTGCCTGCTCGTATAATGACTACCCTGATCGCTGTGGAACATCACCCCGCCGGGTTTACCACGGGTTTCCCATGCCATTTCCAGCGCTTTCATGGTGAGCCTGCTGTCCGGCGAGAACGACATGGCCCAGCCCACTGGTTTTCTTGCGAACAGGTCGAGAACAACGGCGAGGTACGCCCAGCGCTTACCCGTCCAGA